GAAGGACAACCTCTTTCGCCGCGCAACCAGCCTTGCGAAGGTGGTGATTGCCGTGCGCTACACCCAGCACGGCGACTCAAAGCGCCGCACCTTGAATATCACGCTGTCGGAGCCCAACCGCTGCAACCTGCGCAGCAACCGTGACCCTGTTCAGCGCGACCTCGGGTATGCGTTGCTGTTAGCCTGGGAGATCCTGCAACGGGTAGATGAGCCGTCCATAGCCGGCGAAGCAACCCTTTTCCCGGCGCTGTTGGCCCTGTACGACCAAGGAAAGAAGGAGGTCCCGGGGCGCTTCTTCTCGATACGTGGCCTGGATCTTCCCGGGCTCCTCGGTGGGGGCTTCATCGAACGCAGGGGCCGTGACAACACCATCGTGTTGGAAGAGGGCGAGATACAACACACGGTGGCCGTCAGGTCAACCGCAGCCCCTCGAAGGCTCGTTTATCGCCACCCTCAGGACGGGCGGTCTGTCGAAATTCCAACATCAGATGTCGAGAAGTACTCGATCCGACGCGACTGGCTGGAGGAGAAGCTTCTTCGGCGAATCAAGGTGCATCTGAAGCGCTTTGATCGGATGCGCCTCGATGAAGACCTGGACTACCTTGGTGAACTGCAGGTCGGGGTGGACGTCGTGCCTTGCTATCTGGCTCGCGACCTACGGACCCATACGACGCTCCAGCGGCTCGATGTAATCTTGCGCGGTCGCAACCACCTGGGAATCGGCATCGTGTTCTCCTGCGGCATGGATGTGCCGTTGTGCCTTGGGCCGAACGTGGTTCTACCAGTGGTGTCTTACCTGACGTCCGGTGACCCCGCCGGATTGCTCGATACGCCGAGCGTCACGTCGGCCTTCATGCAGAACAAGCATCTGGCTCGCGGTGGCGTGGGCGTCTCGCTTGAGCAACGTGATGGTCATGCAGCCACGTTGTACGTCCTGGGGAAAGATCCGCTGAATCTGGCGGGAGCCAAGCAAGTGGCCTTCTTCAAGGCTCTGGTGGACGCGTACAAAGCTCGCGTGCCCGTGGTTCCGACCAAGACCTTGATGGCCGCCGCCGGCTCTACCTCCAAGACGCCGAGCCAGATCTTCCCGGCCGCATTCTGGAAGTCGATTTACGGGGTGTACGTCGGACATCCGCCAGGCGTTCAGAAGGGTAGTTTTCAGCTTCTGGACTAAGGAAGCTCCCTGAACATTGGTTGACCGAGGCCGATGTAGCCGGGACGGCCCCATCTGAAATCCATCTGAAATGTTGGTACGTACGATCTGAACGCGCATTCAAAAAAATGAGGAATTCCTGCAGCAAACCGGGAGTGCCCTCATGGCCCAGAACGACCCATACCTTCAGGCCGCGCTGACCGCGGCAGCCACAAGAACCGGCCAGGCGGCGGTTCAGTTCGGCATCACCAACCGTGCCGACCGAGAAGACCTGAGTCAAGACCTGCTGGTCGATCTGCTGTCCCATCGCGACCAGTTCGATCCGGCCAAGGCCGGCGTCAACACCTTCACCGGCCTGGTATCGCGCCATCGGACGTTCGAGGTGGTCGAGCGCATGGTCAAGGCACGATCCCGGATGGTCGACCTCGACCAAGAGGCCGCCAACGACAGCGTGGTCGACGAGACGGCTCCGTCGCCGGCAGATCCAAGCCAAGGGTGGATGGCCGACGACCGCGACCTGTTCGCGGACTCCGACGCCCTTCACGACCTTTGCATCGCCGTGGACCACATGTCCGACGACCAGACTGCGCTTTTCAAGATCCTCGAAACGCATCAGGACCTTCCCAGCGCCTGCAAGGCGTCCGGGATGACCAGCGCGACCTTCTACCGCCGCGTGGCTGACCTGCAGATGCACCTGCGGATGTTCGGCTTCAAGGCTGCGGCGTGATGCGGGTCCCACCCGCCTGAGAAAACCGCCGGCCTACGCCGGTATGAACCTTCAACACGTTCCCACCCAGTCCTCCTGGACCGGGTGATGGGCAACCTTTTCCTGGAGATTCCCTTGCTCGCAAAGAAGGACTTCCTCAACGCCACCCGCAACCACTTCCAGCTCGACCCGCAGGGCAGCGCGCTGACGGTGCAGGCGGTGTACGAGCCGCCCAATCCGGTGACGGAGGCTGCGCTGTGCGACTGGATCGCCGACGCCCGAGCCGGATACGCCATCAAGTACCACGAGGGCCACCTGCTCGTGGACCGCTCGCAGCTGTCCAGTGCGCTGCCGCCTAAGGACCGAGCCCGCCTGCACGCCATGGCCCGCCGCGCTTGGATCGCCTGCGAGCTGGGCCTGGTGCACCTCTTCAGCCAGAAGGTCGGCGAAGGCCACTACCGCTACCTCGCGGTACGGGCAGCCACGCCCCTGGCCCCGCCTCAGATCCGCACACGGCTGCGCCAACGCCCCGACACCTCTTCCCCCGCCACCCGTACCTCCCACTGAGCAAAGGAGCCCTGATGACCCACACCACCCACCCGCTGGACCGTTTGGGCCAGCTAAGCGCGGCAGACCTGGCAGCGCTGCCGCTGGCCGAACTGCACGCCTACCACCAGGCCGTGTGCGAGGCCGAGGAGACCTGCCGCCTCTACAAGCTCGCGCTGCACGGCGAACACGATCGGCGCCTGAGCGCCCAGGCCGCCGCGCTGCGTCAGCAGGCGGGCAAGACCACCGGCACGGTGCGGTTCGAGGTCGAGGGTCACACCGTGATCGCCGACCTGCCGAAGAAGGTCGAGTACGACCAGGCCAAGCTCAAGGACGCCGTCGAGGCGTTGCGCAAGTGGGGTGAGAACCCCGAGGACTACATCGGCATCGAGGTCAAGGTCGCCGAGGCCAAGTACACGGCCTGGCCGCCGGCCGTGCGCCAGCTCTTCGAGCCCGCCCGGACCGTGCGCACCGGCAAGCCGACTTACAAGCTGGAGGTCATCCACGCCGGGCCCGTCCCGGCCGCCGCTAACGACACCCGCTTCGGGGAGGTGCAGTGATGGCGCTCGCTCTGTCACAACTGACGCGGGCCATCGCGCCCAAGCCGCCCCGGATCCTCATCCACGGGGTGGCCGGGGTGGGCAAGACCACCTTCGCCGGCGGGGCCAGCAAGCCGGTGGTGATCCAGACCGAGGATGGACTGGGCACGCTGGACGTGCCGCACTTCCCGCTGGCGCGCACCTTCGATCAGGTCATCGAAGGGCTGGCCGCGCTCTACACCGAGGAACATGACTTCCAGACGGTGATCGTCGACAGCGTGGACTGGCTGGAGCCGCTGGTCTGGGCCAAAGCCTGCCGGGACAACGGCTGGAACTCGATCGAGGACGCTGGCTACGGCAAGGGCTATGTCGCGGCTCTGAACCTCTGGCGCCAGTACCTCGACGGCTTGAACGCCCTGCGTGATGAGCGCGGGATGACGGTGGTGCAGATCGCTCACACCGACATCAAGCGATTCGACTCGCCCGAGCACGACCCGTTCGACCGCTACGTCATCAAGCTGCACTCGCGCGCCGCGGCGCTGCTGCAGGAGCACTCCGACATCGTGCTGTTTGCGAACTACCGCATCAGCACGGTGAAGGCCGACGTCGGCTTCAACAAGAAGATCAACCGAGCGGTCGGCTCCGGTGAGCGCGTGATGCACACCGTCGAGCGCCCGGCGTTCCTGGCCAAGAACCGATATGCGCTGCCCGAGACCTTGCCGCTGCAGTGGCAGGCCTTCGCGCAGGCCATGCCCGAAGCGCTGCAGGCGAGCCTCCTCGGTACCCAGATGTCCCCCGCCTCACCCTGAACCCCGCTCACCACCTCACCGTAAAGGAACCCTGAAATGGCATTGCTTGGACAGACTTTCGACGCCTCCTCCGTGGAGCCCATGGGCAGCTACGACGTGCTGCCGCCGGGTAAGTACCTGGTGCAGATCATCTTCAGCGAGATGCGCCCGACCAAGGACGGCCGGGGCCAATACCTGTACCTGGAGCTCGACGTGCTGGAAGGTCAGTACGCCGGGCGCAAGCTCTTCGACCGGCTGAACCTGGTCAACACGAACCCTGATGCGGTGCAGATCGCCCAGCGCACGCTGTCGTCGCTGTGCCGGGCCGTGGGTAAGCTGCAGGTCAACAACTCCGAGCAGCTGCACCTGATCCCGCTGATCGCCGACGTGCGGGTACGCCCGCCCAGCGGCGGCTACGGCGAGAGCAACTCGATGCGATACCTGCCGAGCTCCGGGGCGCCTGGTACGGCTCCCGGGTATTCGACTTCTCCGGCGGCACCGGTGGCTTCGCGCATGGGCACCGTGGGCGCACCTGGCGCTGCAGCAGCCAACACGGCCCCTGTTGCTCCTTCAGCCCCGGCAGTGGGCGGGCTGCCCTGGAAGCGTCAGGCCTGATCGGAGTTGCCGGCATGAACGACGACAACCTTGACGCTCCCATCGAGGGTTCGTCGGTCGTCCTGCCCGACACGGTGCAGGGCTGCCGCGACCGCCTGATGGTGCTGCAAGACGAGGCCGCGGCCATCCGCATCCAGATCGCCACTGACGATCTGCGCCGCCAGGCCGAGAAGAAGGCCTTGGATGCGGACTGGTTCCATCGCGCCAGCACGGCGCTGCGGTTCAAGCGGCGCGAGATGGCGCTGCTGCAAGCCGAGATTCAACGGCTGACCGGCGGCAATCCGCGCGACGCCTTCAAGGACGCCTTGATCGGCGTGCTGCGGGCCGACTACGACGAGCAGGGCTGGGCGCAGGCGCTGGAGCGCGCGCGCCAGGCCGCTGCTGCCTTCCCCCAAGTGGAGGTGCGGCATGGCTGAGCTTCCCACCATGGAGTGCCCCACCCGGGAGGCCATCTTTCGGGGGTATGAGGAGGACTCGGGCTCGGGCTTTCGCTCGCACCTGGGTGCCTCGCTCATCGGCAAGGACTGCGAGCGCGCGCTGTGGTTCGACTTCCGATGGACCACGCCAGCCCGGTTTCCCGGGCGGGTGCTACGCCTCTTCGAGACCGGCCAACTGGAGGAGGCGCGCCTCGTGCGCAACCTGCGCCGCACCGGTGCAACCGTGCTGGAGGTGGACCCTGAGACCGGCCGGCAGTTCCGCGTCCAGGCCCACGGCGGCCACTTCGGTGGCTCGATGGACGGCGTGGCACTCGGCCTGCTGGAGGCGCCGCGCACCTGGCACCTGCTGGAGTTCAAGACCCACGCGGCCAAGAGCTTCGCGGATCTGGTGGCCAAGAAGGTCCGCGAGAGCAAGCCGCAGCACTACGCCCAGATGCAGATCTACATGCACCTGGGCGGTCTGACCCGCGGCATGTACGTGGCCGTCAACAAGGACACCGACGACGTCTACGTCGAGCGCATCGAGGTCGATGCCGCCTACGCCCAGGCGCTGCTGGACAAGGCCGGCCGGGTGATCTTCTCCGCGCAGCCCGGGCCGCGCATTAGCGAGGACCCGGCCTGGTACCAGTGCCGGCTGTGCGACCACAACCCGGTGTGTCACGGGCAGACGAGCGCGGCGGTGAACTGCCGCACCTGCCTGCACGCCACGCCCGTGGATGGCGGTTGGGCCTGTGAACGGCACCAGCGCTCGCTGTCCGATGCCGAGCAACGCGCTGGCTGCGAGAACCACCTGTACCTGCCGGCACTGGTGCCGGGCGAGCAGGTGGACGCCGGGCCCGACTGGGTCGAGTACCTGCTGCCCGGTGGGAATCGCTGGCGCGACGTCGGTATGAACAAGTACGAACCTGAACTTTACGGAGCCGCCCCATGAGCCTGACCCTTCGTCCCTACCAGAGTGGTGCCATCCACGGAATCTACAGCTACTTCGCAAACCAGTCTGGCAACCCGCTGATCGTCATCCCGACGGCCGGCGGCAAGTCGCTCGTCATGGCCACCTTCATCGAGGGCGTGCTAAAGGCCTACGCCG